CTGATCGGTGGCTGAGTGCCACTGTCGTTGTACGCAAGGGTTTCGTTAGTTTCAGAATCATAGATTGCAAGGCAATGTATGTGGGTAAAATCATTTAGGAGACCGTCCGTCTCCAGGTCGAACACCAGCATTTTTCCATTGATATGTTTTGTCTACGAACTGTGCTTTCTTAACTGCTTCAGCCGTAGGTGGATGTGGTCGGCGTAAATCTCTTTCTGTACTAGAAATCGGTAGCCGGGTTGAAATCGGGTTCAGCTTCATATTCAGTAAATTTGCAAGTTTCCAAGTCGTATATCAGTTGTCCAGCCACGCCTGTTTCGCCAGAGTATCTATTCTTGAGGACTCTAATAGTTGTAGCAGCGTGTTCAGATCCACTTTGTTGATCCCTTTCGAGTGCGATAACTCCGTCAGAAAGTTGAGCAATGCTCGCACTTCCTCTAAGTTGTCCAATCGTAACTCTTGCGCCTTCTTCATGATTATGATCCGTCTGTGTACGGCGTAAGTGAGAGACAAGGAATAGCGATATCCCAGTGCGTTCAACCAATGACCGTAACTTAGTCATGGTCTGGTCAATCATCCTTCGCTCTTCACCTTCAAGACCGCTAAGCAGGATAGAGAGATGATCCAGAAAAACAATACGGCAATCGAGTCCGCTTGCCAGATACTCAATGCGATTATAGATAACATCAGGATCGTAACTGCCAAACCCATCGTACAAATAAAGATCCCAAGTAGCCATTGTCCGGCCATATGCATCTTGAAGCGATGCTTTGTCATGTTCTCCTATGTGCAGTGGTTTGCCGACAGCCGAACTCATCAAGCCGAGAGCGGTTCGTCGGTTACTTTCTTCAAGCGCCAAGTAACCAACCCGTTCGCCATTTTGTAAGAAGTGAGTGCAAAGTTCTCTACAGAACGAGGACTTACCTGCGCCAGTTGCTGCAGTAATAGTGACAAGCTCGCCGTATCTGACACCGTGAGTGAGGCGTTGGAGTCCGGCAAATGGGTATTCATGGTCGCAAGGTTTGGAAGGTTGTGTAACTAAGTCGAGCAGAGATTTACCATCGACAATTCCGTCTGGTCGGTACAACACATGGTCGTAGTTACAGACGGCTCGTACTGCCTCGGTGTCCCCTGCTTGCAATGCCTCTGAGGCATCCTTGTAATCCTCTAAAGCACCGATGTAAACCTTGCCGGGTGGTAACACCTGGGCGCAGTCAGTCGCGGCCTTCTGGCCGGCCTCATCGTTGTCAAAGAAGAGAACAATCTTGTCGTAATGATTGATCCACTCGTAGTGGTTTTGGATTGCTTTCTTTGCAGAGTGTGCTCCGTTTGGAATGGAGACCACATCCCAGTTTGGTTGTGCCTCCCACACAGACAGGCAATCCATCTCGCCTTCAGTGATGACGAGCTTTTTTACTTTGTTTGTTGTCTTATGTCTGAACAGCTGCATTCCATACAGACTGTTGACCTTACCCTCACAGGTAAACGTCTTGTCTTTACCTCTTACCTTTGCTCCCTGAAGCGCTCCATCACTGCTGAAATAATAGAAGCGTAGTTGTTCTCCGAATTTGTATGCTTTGAACTTCTCGCAGGTCTGCTCTGAGATACCTCGTTTCTGCAGCCGTCCGGCTGATCCTCGTAGTTCAACATTGGTAGTCATTACTTGGTGGTTAAATGTGCCGTCATCAAACACGTGGTGATGACAGACAAAACAATGCGTGTGATCCGAATAGACAGCTTTGCCATCAGACGAACCACACTGTTCGCAAGGCTCGTGCCTTATAAACTCACTCTCAGGTGAGCCAATCGATTGGGATAGTTGCATATGACGCCCACTTGATCCCGTGCTTATCGCACCAGGATGCGTAGGTTGTTTTAGATTTCTTGCTGATCGTGTTGTATGGAGCCTGAAAGACCATGCGTAGATCTATGTCTGGATTCTGTTTGATTACTTCCAGAATCTTCTTACGATCTTTGCTGTCCCAATAACCTTTAGTCTCTAACCAAACGCCATTCGACAAACAAAAGTCAGGCATATAAGTGTGCTGAATTACATAAGGTATCTTTATATTTTCATACTCATAAGACACCCCAAGATTGGAGAGAAGATCAGCGACCCTCTCCTCCAGCTTGGACCTGAATGCCATCAGCACTCATCTTCAATTAGACCCTCAACGATCTGTTCAACCACGTCAGTAACAGCGCGGCTCATTTCGTAACGGAAATCCGACTTATCTTTCTTGTGTCGGGTGACAGTAATGGTGGGCAGCTCAATGGTGAGCCGGCACTCCCAGAGGCCAAGCTCTGAGTCTTTAGTGATTACAACATCAGAAGTCATCGTCTTCTCCTTCGGTGGTGGTGGTTGGGGTGATATTTGGGTCTCCTGCTTTGAAACCCTGTGTTTTGCCAAAAAGTTCTGCAACATCGCTATCGCTCAGGTCGCCAGTGTCAACACCAGCAGCACTGCTGAGGGTGATGACTTGGATACCTTGCAGCTTCAATGACGTGCCATAGGTGACACCATCTTTGAGGATGTAAGGCTTTTGGTAGAAAGCCAGCTTGACTTTCGAGCCGGAATACAGAGGTGTGCCGTTGTCTACAACAGGCGTGCCTTCAGTATCCACAACAGGTGGTTTGGTCTCCTCATTCCAGGAGAACTTGACTTTGTACTTACCGTCAGCGACTTCTTCCCAAGGCTCAGGGCGCAGGGAGGAACGCTTTGGATTCTTCAGTTTCGATTCAGCCCACTTCAGGGTTTCGACTCGATCATCCTCAAGCTTGCTCACCATCTCTGCGTCAACGACAGCAGATAGGGAGTAGCCGTATTGGGAAGGTTTCAGTACAGCCTGATATCCCTCAAGGACAACAGGCTCTTTAGTTACGAAGGTGGTTCGTGCCATTAACAGAAAAAATAGGTTGATTCAATTACCCTTTCGGGTTCAAGGTCGCCAATGATTGGCGGTTCAGTCTGTGCGCCGATCTGTTCTGCCCACTCTTTTAAGTAGGTTCGATCAGCGAACAGTTCCATATATGTTTGCCGGACAAGATCCGATAGCTGACCCATATCGACAGCACGTGCAAGCACCGAGTCGTGTATGAGGGCCAGCGGTGCTCTGAAACGTAGTGCTGTGAGATGGAGCAGGCTTGCATCTAATGAATGGATAAGGTTGGGAGCTGTAGCGTTTTTATGATGTTTGATATCAACTGTTTCTGAATCGCCTGTCGCAACCTTTAGTTGGACACGACCTAACAGTTGTAGTTCAATATTTTCTACGACCTTTTTCATTAGACGCTGAGTGACAACAAAGCCAGATGGTGTGACCCACGACAGCTCTGTTGCACCCCGCTTAATTGCAGCTGCTACCTCTGACTCAATCCATTTCATTACAGCCATAGGACCTGGCACTACGACATCCATTGCATCGCGTACTGCTTTGACTGTTGCAGTTAGATCATCTTTCTGTACTTCAACACCCTTTTCTTTCAACGCTTCACGGATATAACCGCGATTGCTAAAAGGCTTTGCGTTATATGGGACTGTCATGACTGTCCTTTTTGTTGTCTTTCTGTCCATGTGTGGACGAATGACAACAGGACATTTTGGCTCAGCTTCTACAGCTATTACTTTGTATGCGTCTTGTGGTCGGTCACTCGGTAAGACATTAACGAGCCGAGCAGTTGATGCGTCTTTTGCAAGACCAGCCAGGATTTGCAGACCACTACAGGTCGCATCCACAGCAACAGGCAAAGAAGTGTGAGAGCGATCACACTCAATAACACAATGATAGTACTCATCACATGCAGCTAGGAAAGTCCAAGGTTCATCTGCATCAGCCCAGTCAGAGAGGTTTCTGATCGGATCAGTGGCAACTCTTTTGATTCGATCTTTGTTTGCTTCTGTCCAATCAAGACGTTCTCGCATCGTTGCTTTGTCTAGCCCAAACGTAGTGGCACACTGGAAAGCCAGCCAACCCTCTGCATCTGGTGTGACATAAGCTTGCTCGTAGAACTTGAGCAGACTTTTACCAAAGTCAG